AGCAGAAAATTTTGCTACTCTCCATAAATATCCGGTTAAACCTGTACTCCAACCATTTCCAACAGAGCCGTAAGTCGCTCCAGATGGGTAAGAATATGTACCAAAAGTAATATCTAAATCTGTTGAGTTGATAAAAGTAGAAGTAATACCGATACCGTATTGCACTGAATTTTGAATTAACAACGAAGATATTTTAGAAGCCGCATCAGTAGCACTTACAGGCATCCATACACCTGTATTGTTTTTTATTTCAACTTGAATTCGGTCTGTTGGTTGAATAGGGTTTTGAAACCTAACTCTTTTACTTCTAGGTGCAGTTAAAGCAGTAACTCCAATAACACCAGCAATACCGTTGGCTCCATAGCCAAAAGATGTAGTGTCATTAGAATCAGACGAACTGGTATTAAATACATATTCTATAGGGGTTGCTTGAGCTAAAGTAACTGAAGTACCTAAAGTAGCTATAGGTACAGTAGCCCTAGCTGAAATAAGTGCACCTGTAGCACAAATAGTATTTGCGTTAGCTGGTGTCATAGCAACAGCACCTGTAGCAAGTCCACCAAAATACAACACAGAGGTGGAAGCCAATGCATTAACAAGCATGTGCCCTGTACTAGAAGTTTGATTGTCGCCAAAAGCACCTACAGTAATACCGGGATCACCTATAAGAGTGGAAGCTGTTATCTTATTTGTATCTATGTTTAACAAAGGAGGAAGAGATACAGAAGCAACAGAAGCTGTAGTTGTACCGGCAAGTCCTGATATTTGAATATCAATACTATCGCCATTTCTTCTGTAATATCCTTTAGGTACTGTGACTGTACCAAACCCGGCTGAAAACGTAGGAGTATATGCCGTCCAAGGTCCGATTGCATTTGTATCTACTGCAATTTGAGGTCCAACAAACAAACTATCTATGTACATTGTCAAAAGATTAGTAGAAGTACTTGTCCAACGAAGTGAATACATATCTGTTGTGGTAGAAGTATGACTGAAAGCACATTTAAAAGAATAATAATTAACAGGAAGTTGTGAAATAGAAGGTATTATTGTTTCTTGATAGACACCACTTGAATTATATCTTATAACTGAAAGTGTCCAATTTCCTGCAACGGCATAAGAATCTGGTTCATATAAATCAAAAGAAATATAGAGTTGATTGGTATTTACATCAATAGGATCTAATGTAAATAAAGGTGATTCTATAAAATTACCTGATGTTGAAGCATTTACCATTTTAGCAGATAAAACAGACCTAAGTTTGTTTGTAGAATCTTGACTTAAAAGAGAAGCTACATTTGAACCCCATACGGTTTGACTAGCTGTTCGATTTCCTGTTGTGGTTAGAGTAGTAACCATCCCAACAGATGGATCAATATTAAAATTAGTATATGCAATTAAATAATTTTTAGCTCCACTACTTCCAGAGCCAATAGGAACATCCAAACCTGTATCCGAAACATAATGCGGAACTTTATCTACACTACTAACATACAAACGAGTTTTTCCAGTTGTAGGTGTTGTAGGTACAGTGGTGTTTGTAAACTCTTCATAGTCAGTGACTGTAGGTCCAATTAAAGTTTTATTAGACAATGTTTGTGCTGACGTACCGTTTATTAAAACTGAATTAGCATCAGGTAAAGTGAATACTCTTGTTTGTCCTGGAGTTATAGCAGAAGCATCAAATTGCACCTGTCTAGTTACATCTCCAAAATATTGAAGAATAAACGTAGAATCTCTTAACGTTAAAGTGTTAATAGTAGATGCAACATCAATTTGACCAGCATCTGTTATTTGAACATCATTACCTGCGGCATCAATGTAATGTAATTCACCTTCTTCTGCGTATAAACAAGTTCTATCATTTACACCTGTTAAAAAAATATTGTTATTATACAATCTCGCAGATCTAAGATTGGTGGCATTGTTTTCATTAAAAGATAAATCACCTGTAATATTTATACCCGACGGAGTTACTTTTACGCCGTTACCTGTACTGTGATCGTGAGAATCAATAACACTATATGCAGCATTTAGTAAACTTGCCCACGTAGGTCCAGATGTAATATTCACATCAGGTAATATCAAGTTCATATTAGGGGTTGTAGCCATTTAATCACCTTAAAAAAATAGAATAGAAGCGGTACAATTTAAATTTGATTTTAAAATAATATGAACACTAGGGGCTATATTTGCACTATTACTTTTGTAAATAATAGCTGGGGCGTCTAAATTTACAACAATAAACCCAACCACTGGGGATGATTGTTTATGATCTATTATTGTGTCTACTCCAGATACAAATTTTATATCTTTAATGATAGTGGGGTCGTCTAGTAATGGATTATCTTGTAAAGAAGCAAATACCCTAGCTACGTTGTCATCAATTGCTCTTGTGACAGGGTCACTTGTATTTACCGAATAATAATTCTCCAAACAAATCTCCTTTAGTAATTAAATCCAACAAAAGGAAAAAAGTTGCTTTGGTTTATACGATTTACATCAATAACGTAAGAAGGATTTCCAGAATCCCTTTCTTTTAAACTATTTTTTAGTTGGAACAGAACTTCTAATCTTTTTGCATTAATTGCTGAAGTATCTGATTCTTCTTTTGCAAGCATCATACAAGCAATATAAAGAGACATATACTCATCCCCACCGATAGGTAGATTTAAAGTAAGCAATAAACTAGTCAAAATCATAGGTTCTGGCGTATACCACAATTGAAGGTTACTAGTTTGAGTTGGTGCAGGTATAAACCTAATGTTATTGCCTACAATCATATATCGAAATGCTTGACCCCAGGGAGTTGTTTGAATTATTGCAGAGTTTCGATACCTATTTCTTTCATTAAACATAAAAGGCAATAGAGTTAAAAAATTTCCATTACCATCTAACAATAAATCTACACCATCTAATTTATAAAAATCGTAAGGTAGTTGATAAGTATCTGTTGCTGTGGTAACTACCAAAGGATAACTAATAGTAAAATAATGTTCTTTTGATAAAACAATTTGAGCGTACAAATCTTTGTAAGCAATATTTGCGTATCTTAATATTTCAGAGTTAGGTGTGTTAGCTTGATCAATGTACCTAGAATTTCTCATATCTGCTAAATCTATTGCAGAATCTACTATTGTTTGCACATTCATTAGCATAATATAAGCTTTCTAATATATTTCTTTTTTAGGACCTGTATTTAAAACTTGTTTTTGATATTCACACATATGTTTATGTGCTTCAATTGGATTTTTTTCATGAACTGCTTGAATAAAAGACATCATCGATTCAAATTGCTTACCTGTGTCGATAGTGTTTTGAATTACTTGTCGACCTTCATCTTTAAATTGAAGATTCATTTTTTTTCTTGCATTAGCTTTTGCTAAAAGAGCGCCATCTATTTTCATACAAAATTTGTCCTAGATGTTTAGTGTATTTCTCATTGTTATTGAAAATTTTACTTGTGCTCCATTGTTTAATTCAACAGCGGCAAGTGTAGTAACACTAGGGCTTGTTGGACCATAAAATTGAACAGTAATTGTACCTCCAACACGGATGTCAGTAGCACTTAAAACCCATGTTGAGCTGGTAGGAACACCGTTAAATATTACTGTGAATTGTGAAGTTAAAAATTCAGCATACTTATCTGTTATGTTATTGTTTGGATCACCAAAAGTTATTGTGTAATTTCCAATACCGTTTCTAACAATTGATCTAATTCCTTGATTAGCTACTCTACCAATTGGAGCTACAGCGCCGGCTGCACCTACAGTAAATCCACCAAAAAGTGTAATAACTTCTTTAGCTATAGTTTTTTGAAATTGTTGGTATAATCTTTGAGCCATTTTTTATTTATCTTTCTTCGACCTAAAAGGTTCGAGTTAAATTAATTAGCCCACAATTAGTGGGCTTTATTTATTGTCACTAAGGTAGAGTAACTACACCGTTCCAACCAGGAGCTCGGCAACTTAATTGAGCGTAGCTAAAGCAACGAATTAATAAGTTATCTCCGGATGGGTCACGAAGCATAGTCAAACCATCTCCGTTAAAGATTCGAACAGCTTCACCAAGACTTTTTAATTTCCAAGTATTTAGTTGAAGCAAGAATGCAAATCCTGCAGGACAGTTTTGGTCTGGGATAACATTCATTGTTCCAGAAGGACCGGACAATAGTAAAGAATTGAATCCAACTGTTACTTTTGGCTCTTTAACAGCTACATTTGAATATTGGATATATTGTTGTTTAGAACCAACAGCTTTTACTAAGTTTGAAAAATCTAAGTAGGACATAAATACTGTGTCTGTTGTACCACCTTCACGAGCGATACGAGCAGCTCCAGAAATTAAAGCTTCTTCAATAGATAATGCAGAACCGTCAAAGTTAACTCCAGCTAGTCTTGTTTTATCTGCTGTACGATCAACACCAAAGAATGGTGTAGTAGTAACTGCAGTACCAGGAAGCCATGCTCTTAATCCAGAAATAACAG